GGAGGATTATAAACAATCCTTTTTTATTATATCATGGCTTTATAAATAGTTTTCAAATAGTTGATAATACATCAACTGCTACATTAAAATTAGATTTGGAAAGTTACTTTGCTAACTCAATGCAAGTAAATGGTAGAATAACAAACAATTCTACTCAACAAAGATTTTTTAGTGGAGACAAAGGTTTTGAATTTGCAGATCAAATAGTAAGAGATTTAAAGTGGGGTAATAGTGGATAGTTATAGATTTTATCAAGCTGAAGAAAAAGATTTAGATGAATTGTTTGAAGTAGGCAAAAAATTTAAAAGAGAACTAAGAGGTTTAGATTTACCTGATTTATCTGAGGGAAAAGTTTTTAAATTGTTGGATATGCTTTTAAATAAAGGTAAAATTATTTGTTGCAGTAAAAATGAAGATAATAAAATTATTGGTGCTGTAGGTTTTTATAAAAGTCAATATTGGTGGAGTGATGCTTATATTTATAACATACAATTTATTTATGTAGTTCCTGAGCATAGAAACTTTACAACTTTTAGAAATTTATTGAGTGGGGTTCAAAAGATTGCAAAAGATGACCCTATTAATTTATCTATTACGACTAAATTAAAACTAGACCCTGTTCTTAAAAAATTAGGATTTGACGAGATGGGCAAAAATTGGAGACTAGGCTAATGTGTGATTTACCAGATACAGGACTTCCAATAATAGATGATGCTTTTGATATAATAGAAGATGTTTTTGAGGGTATTGTAGACATTATAGAAGATGTTGTTTCTTGGCTCATACCGATACCTGATATGCCAGACTTTGATGATGGTTTTAACGACCCAACTGCAAGAACAGATGGAGTCTTAGTAAATAAAAAATCAAGCTCAGGTGGTATTCCTTTAATTTACGGAATGAGACGAGTAGGTGGGACTTTAGTATTTGTTCAAACAAGTAATGATAATGAGTTTCTCTATATGGTTATGGTTTTAGGAGAGGGAAAATTAAATGCGTGTAAAAAAATATTTTTAGATGACATTGAAGTAACTGATTTTAATACATCAGATAGTTCAGGTGCAACTTCCCCAAGTTCTTTTACAGATCAAACTATTTATTATGGTAAGTTTGCAGATATACAAAATCCTGATGGTTCTACTACAAATCAATCTCATGTTAAAATGCAGTTCTTTGATGGAGATGATAGCCAAGTAGCGGCTTCTATTATTGATGATGATTTAGATGATTGGACTTCAAATCATAGACTTAGAGGGATTGGTTATCTAGCTTTAGAATTAAGATTTAATCCTGATGTTTTTTCAAGACTGCCAACAATAAATGCTCTAATACAAGGTAGAAAAATATCTACTTTTGATAGTTCTTCAAATGAAACAACAGATCAATATTCAACAAATCCAGCTTTTGTTCTTTTAGATTATTTAACGAATACAAGATTTGGTAAAGGAGTTCCTATTGCTAATATTGATATACCTACTTTCTTTACTGCATCTCAAGTCGCTGATACAAACATAACCCCTACAGGTTCAAATGTAACCGACCCAATAGATAATTCAACAGGAACACAGATTAACCTTTTAGATGCAAATATTGTTTTAGATACAAGAAACAAAGTCCTCAATAATATTAGAGAATTGTTATTAAGTTGTAGAGGATTGATGTCCTATGCTGGTGGTAAGTATAAATTAACGATTGAAACAACAGGGTCAAGTGTAATGACTTTAACAGAGAGTGATATTATCGGTGGGATAAATGTTCAATCAGAAGATAAAAATAATAAATACAATAGAGTTTTAATTGATTTTCCTGATGTAGACTTAGATTTCAGAAACAATACAGCATCTTTCCCCCCAAATGATGATAGTGGTTTAGCTACAGCAGATCAACACGCAACTATGAAAACTGCTGATGGTGGAGAACTATTGGAGGGTAGATTCACACTACAGGGATTAACAAGTTTTCATCAGGCTCAAGAACACGCAGAAGTAATATTAAGAAGATCAAGAAATGGTCTACGAGTTTCTTTAAAAACAAGTGGCGAAGCTATGAACCTCATTGTGGGAGATATAGTATCAATAACTCATGCAACACCATCTTTTTCAGCAAAACCATTTAGGGTTATTGGAGTTACTTTAAACAAAGATCAAACTGTAAATCTTAATTTAGTAGAGCATCAAGATAGTTTTTATACCTTTGCTACACAATCAGCAGTTCCAACAATACCTGATACAACTTTAGCTAATCCAAATAGTATTACAGCACCAGCATCATTGACTCTTTCTGATGAACTTGTTGAATATGCTGATGGTATTGTTATCACTAGATTAAATATTTTAGTCGGTGCATCAACTGATAAGTTTGTTAGAGAATATCAAGTAGAGGCAAAAAAATCTACGGAAACAAATTTTAAGGTAGTTGGGAGAGGAATACAACTAAACTATGAAATGCTTAATGTTGTTGATGGTCAGTTATATAATGTTAGAGCAAGAGCAGTAAACACCTTAGGAGTAGCTTCCCCTTATACTTCAGCTACAAGAACAATAGTTGGTGGAGTAGAAGCACCAAGTAATGTTGAAGATTTTGCTGTTGAAATGCACGGACAAGATCATATGAAATTGACTTGGACACCACCTAGTCAGCAATCTGATCTTGATATTTCTTTTTATGAAATAAGATACCAAAATGTTTTATCAGGTGCGAATTGGCTAAACTCTTCAAACTTAGTAAGATGTCCAAGAAGAAAATGCGATAGTGCAATAGTTCCAGCTAGAACAGGTTCGTATCTTATAAAAGCAGTTGATAAAAATAGTAATACTTCAGCAGAGGCTAGTATTGTATCAACAAACATATCAGGTATTCAGGCTTATCAACTTGTATCAAGTTTTACTGAGACACCAGATATAGTAGATGCTTCTTCTCAAATGGACGCAACTTTTCCTTTAGCTGTTAAGATTGATGATAGTGGAGATGTTATACTCACACTTGATACTGTAACAAACTTTGATGATACTTCAGGAAATTTTGATAGTCCATCAGGAGATTTTGATTTAGGGGGAACAGATAATACATCAAATCCAACATTTTTTAATAGTAATAGAGATGCAAAAGGTTTTTATAATTTTGGTAATTCATTATCACTTACACAAATTTATGATGGTAATATTGAACCTACAATTACTTTAGATGCTGAAAACCCTTATGATAAGTTTGATAGTGGACGAGGTGCATTGTTATTTGATGAAGCTAAAGCACCTTTTGATGGCACAGAACAAATACACGCATTTCACAGAGTACAAATTGCTACTTCAACTACATCTCTTGCTGGTTGTACTAATTTTGTTGATATAACTCAATCAGCTACCTTTAAATTTAAATTTGCTAAATTTAGATTAAAATTAACAAATGATGATGACCAAACATCAAGTAATGTAAAAAATATTCAAATTAAATTAAATATGGAAGAAAGAATTTTTGCTGAAAGTAATTTAACAACAAGTTCAGGTTCTAAAACTATAACCTATACAAATCCTTTTTATGCAGTTCCATCTTTAGGTATTGCGGCTCAAAATATGGCAACTGGAGATGTTTTTACAATCACATCAAAAACTGTAAGTGGTTTTACAATCGCTTTTGTTAATTCAAGTGGTTCAGCAGTAGATAGAACTTTTGATTATTTAGCAAAAGGTTATGGGTTGCAAAGTTCTTCATAATAATTTAAGAGATAATTAATGAGTCAAGTATCTGATGTAAGTCTAGCAAATCAAGGATTTTCGGCTTTTAGAACCGAATTAAATAATATTCTTGGTGCTATGAACTCTATGCACATAGGAAGTTCAGCACCATCATCAGTTACTACAGGGACTATGTGGGTAGATAACGGAACAAGTGGAGTTCTTAAAGTAAAAATAAATGATGGTTCAGATAATATTGAGTTGTTTCAGATCAACATTTCTAGTAATGCAATAACTAGTACAATGTCAGTAACAGGAACAATTTCTGAAACTGACCCTCAAGCGGCGGCTTTAGCAATCGCATTAGGATAGGAGAGATAAATGGCTAACACGTTTAAACTAAAAACAAATGCGGCTATGCCAGCAAGTGCAGGAACGCCACTAACTGTTTATACTTGCCCTAGTTCTACTCAAACAATTATTGTTGGCTTGTTATTATGTAATGTTCACACAACATCAGTAACAGCCTCGGTAAATATACAATCAGATACTTCAGACACAGAAACAAATGAAAACGTAAAATTAATTTCTACAGTTACAATACCAGCTAACTCTACTCTTGAAGTTTTGACAGGTGGTAAAATAGTTATGCAAGCAACTGATGTTTTACAAATTGATTGTTCAGTAGCCGCAAAAATAGACGCAACATTAAGTATATTAGAGATTACATAATATGGGATTTATAGGAGTACAACCAGCTTCAGTTCCTTTAACAGCAAGTGATATTACAAATGATATTATAAATGCTGATAAAATAGCTGACAATTCAATTTCTGAAGAACATTTAGACCCAACTATAATAACAGGTTTATCCGAATTAGCAGAAGCACCAGCAAGCACAGACGAGTTTTTAATAAGTGATAACGGTACTTTAAAAAGATTAGATGCAAGTCATGTAGGAGGTGGTGCGTCTACTTTAGGGGAACTTACTGATGTAAAAGTTGATGATACAAATTTTGCTGACAGTTTAGTTTTTCAAACTGACTCAGATGGGTCAGCACCAACAACAGGTACTTTATCAAGTGCAAGTGATAATATTGGAATAGGTAAAGATGTTTTTGCATCTTTGACTTCAGGAACAAAAAATACTTGTATAGGTAATAATGCTGGAGACGCAATAACTACAGGTTATGAAACAATTGCTATCGGACATAATGCTTTATCAGCTTTGCAAGGTGGAGAGCAAAATATAGCGATTGGAAGTGGTGCTTTAGATGCTCAAACAAATGCTGGTAAAGCTGTTGCAATAGGAGTAGATGCTTTAGGTTGGCTTCAAGGAAGTCATTCAGTTGCAGTCGGTTGGCAAGCTGGTGGTTCTAGTGCTGGTGCTAATTCTTTATATTTAGGTTATCAATCTTATGGTTCAGGAAACGCAGATGAAATAATTTTAACAGGAAGTGGTAATCCAATATCAGCAGGAAGTAATTCATTAACTTTTGGTAAAAATGGTAATAGAGTTTACAATAATTTTACATCAAACAATAACTGGACACATTCTTCAGATGAAAGAATGAAAAAAAATATTCAAGATGAAACTCTTGGTTTAAGTTTTATAAATAGATTAAGACCAGTTACTTATAATTTTAAATTACCAAGTGAATATCCTACTGATTTTCCTTATTATGATGCTGAAGATAAAAACCCAAAAACAGATAAATTGCAACATGGAATAATTGCACAAGAAGTCAAAGAGGCTATGACAGCAGAGGGTAACGATACTTTTAATGGTTATGAATTGGCAAATGATGGTATACATAGTATTTCAGAAGAGCCTTTTATTTATCCAATGATAAATGCAATAAAAGAATTATCATCAAAAATTGATGCTTTAGAAACTGAAAATACAGCTCTAAAAGCAAGAGTGGCTACTTTAGAGGGATAATGGCATATATAGGTAAAACCCCAACATCAGGCGATTTCGTCTTACTTGATAGCATAACAACAAGTGCAACTGCTAGTTATACTATGCAACGTAATTCTGTAAACTTTGAACCCCAAAGTGCCAACCACATGATTTTAAGTTTGAATGGGACAATTCAGGCTCCCATATCTTCATTTACTGTATCTGGTTCTACACTTACTTTTGCTAGTGCATTAACAAGTTCTGATGTCATAGATTTTATTTTAGTATTAGGTAATGTAAATGATGTAGGAACAGCAACAACAGTTGTAGATTCATCTATCACGAACAACAAACTTGATCTCATAAGCACAAGTTCTACTCCAGGTCTTACTGTTAAAGGCGATGGCAGTTCAGAAAATGGCACGATTCAGCTCAACTGCTCACAAAATAGCCACGGAGTAAAATTATCCAGTCCTGCACACTCGGCAGGTCAATCATACGAATTAATTTTACCAACAGGAAATGTAACGGCTGATAAATTTTTAAAAGTAGCAAGTGTAAGTGGCTCTGGAACAACAGGCATTGGTCAATTATCTTTTGCTGATGCTGGGGGTACTTTAGTCAAAGTTCATACTATTACAGCTAGTGATGATTCAACAGTAACATTTAATTCAACTTATTTGACTTCAACTTATAAAAGATACACACTTGAAATTTTTGATCTACAACCAGCATCAGATAATCAACCTTTTATGATGGAATTTAGTACAGATAATGGAAGTTCTTATTTAACAGGCTCAGTTGATAGATTAAATATAGGCACTTCATTC